CCGCTAACTGGCTGGGTCGCAGGGAAGTTGTTGACAGCAACTGTCCAGGCGCCCGATTGAGTAACCGCCACCGTGCCGCTGATCGCCACCGTGCCGCTGACGACCCATGGGCTGGTCGATTGCGTCACCGCGACCGTGCCGCTGACCACCCAAGGGCTAGTGCTCTGCGTGACCGCGACCGTCGCCGGGAAATTGGAGACAGCCACCGTGCCGCTGACCACCCATGGCGAGGTGCCCTGCAGGGCCGTCACCGTGCCGCTGACCGGCTGAGTCGCTGGGAAGTTGGAAACAGCTACCGTCCAAGCTCCTGACTGCGTCGCTGCCACCGTGCCGCTGACGACCCATGGGCTGGTTCCCTGAGTGACACTCACGCCACCTGGAAAGCTGACGACCCAAGGACTGGTGCCTTGCAGCGCCGTCACCGTTCCAGAAACTGGAACAGTGGTAGTTACGAGGTTTCCTCCGATCGCCGAAATGTTGACGTTCGCCGTCGGTCCACTGCCACCACCGCTGACTGAAACCAGCAGTCTCCCGCCGACAACCTTTGCCAGGTTGCCAGAGTCGAAATCCTTCAGGGTGATCTTTGAGCCTGCTCCCATTACTTGCTCGTTATTGGATTCTCTCCGAGAACGTGATTGATGATCCTTATCGGCTCGTCGGGCGCAAAGTTGCGCATCCGCACGGCCATGAACATGTGGATATTCCTGCCGACCGGCTTCACCTGCCGGCCCTTGCTGTAGTCCATGCGGAAGACCCGGCCCTCACCAACCTCTTGCGTGACTGGATCAACCACCGTCTCAGCCTCTGGATCCGTCAGCTGGAAGTCTGGCAACAGATCAATTCTCAATTGACTGGCAAACGCCTCCACCTCATGAACGACGATCTGTCGCCAGGTCCGCTTCGGCATGTCGTCCGTGCCGTAGTTCTGCGGCTTGAACAACAAGTCGAACTCGATCGCCCCTAGCATGTATTCATACTCTATTGTGCCACTATCATCAAACGGAGTGTCAGGGCCCCACTGCGGGGTAATGTAGAGTCTGGTTGTGGTGGCTGCATAGATTGTGCGCACCAGCCAGGGATCTCCATAAGCTGCATCCTTCCGCCGAACGTAAATGCAGACACCGGCAAGACCCACGTTTCCACCACCCAGGGAAGACGAGAACCCATCGACTCCGGAGAGGTTTGCGAAACTTGGAATGCCACCAGTGATAAAGCTTGCTATGTCATCATCGAGGACTGAAGCTCCAGTCTCAGTTTCGATGCCGGCAAAGGTAACCGTGCCTCGAATGGTTCCTGTCGAGTTGGGGAAGCCGACCCCGTCCGTGCCACCAATGTCGTAGATCCAAACGAAACCGTTGACATCGCCAATGTAGACCCGCTCGTTGCCCTCCGAATCCTTGCCGACCACCATCGACAGGAACTGCTGGCAGAACTGCAGGACCGTGATGTTCTGCAGCTTCACGTCCCAAACCACCATCAAACTGCAGCCGCGGTTGGTCTTCACGGTGGGCAGCAGCAACAGGTATTGCTCACGCTTCGGGTAGAAGACCGCCACCGCCTCGATCACGCGACCATTGCGATCGCGTCGAATATAGTTCGGATTGTCGGGATCAACGAACAAGCTGTTCATGTAGAACGACTCTGGCACGTGCTGCACCGTTCTGCCGTCATAGAGGGCGATCCCCCTCTCCGACAGCCACACGCTGCCTGACTCGATCTGCGCAAACGTGCGCGGCCCGACGCAGCCGATGTCGCTGCTGATGCGACTCGGAACCACAACCTCCTGGCCTGGGTTCACCGAGAATGTGAGCACGTAAGTCTTGCGACGCTTGCAGATCACCAGCCGATCGAAATTGCTGACCGCACCCATGAGGCGGTCGCCATCCCCAGGCTCGACGTCGAGGAAGTTGGCTGCTGGCCAATACTCAGGCTCGAGCGGCTCACTGAAGTAGAGCCGGTTTGGCCTGCCACAAATGTGATAGGTCAGGCCGGTGTCTGTGGATCCCTCGTATGGATCAGTCAACTTGAGGCGGGCTATCGGAGGGGAGACGCCGATGTCCGGGGGCATGATCCTGAGGATCTCGTAGCTCCTGCAGTCCTCGCCGATCTGAATGAACTTGCCCTCGAGGCAACGATCCCAATTCACGTCGCCGTTGCCGTGCACCACGTCGCTGCCGTTGACCACGCTGACCAGGCCAGCTGGGGCAAGGTTCGGGATGTCACCCATGCCGAACAGGCGGTTTCGGAAGTCGACCACGATCGACACGCATGGCATCGGGCCATTGAGGATCGAAAGTCCATCGTTGAGGAAGTCGAGCGCCGAATCGCTCTTGTCGTCCACGAACGTCGAGGTCTCGTCGATATTGAAGCAGCCTACCTTCGCCATGATTGGGAAGTCGCCACCCTCCACGGTTCGATAGAGGCAAATCTCGCAAAGCTGTGGGTCGCTCGGGATCCGCACGCCGGCGAAGCTGAGGGTCACCAGTGCCGCCGGGCTCTGCCCGGTCGTATCGACGACGATGTCTTCGACGTTGGGGTCACTCTCCTTGCCGGTGCAGCAGTTCCTGAACGTGTAGCGGTAGCGGTAGGCGCCGAGCTCGAGGCCTCCATCCGGCGACTGCACCGAGTCGTCCGGGACCGCCTGCGGCACCTCGCCCTCAAACGGCGTTGGCACCCCGGCATCCTCGATCTCCGCTGGCGTCCCTGCGGCCGCCGGGTTGAACTTCTGCGGAAGCGTAGACCCGTTGGTGATGATGAGCAGCGGCGGCTCACCGAGCCCGGCACTGGTCGCCGCGCAGCCCTCCGGGTCGAAGGCTCCAAGGTCGAACAGAGGCCCGAGCTCGAGGATGTCCGTGTTCGGGACGTCGATCGCGAACGCGAGCCCCATGCCGCCAGGGATGTCGTCAGTGCCGGAGATCCACAGCGAGCCGTCGAACCGCTCCGTCAGCTTCCGCTTGCCAGCCAGGTTGAGCGGGTTCGAGCTGGTGATCTCCCCGTCCCTGAGCTTCCAGCCGACCGTGGCGTTCGGGGTGCTGCTGATCTCAGGTGCCATTATCACGTTGAACAGGCTGATCGAGACATCGTCGCCGAGGTTCGCGTTGATGTTGACCTGTTGCGCAGTGTCGTTCCCGAGCACGTGATCGAGGCCGCCTTGAATCCTGCTGGAAATGAAGCGTTCCTGCTCCATGTCCTGGAACCACAGCGGATCGAACAACCCGGCGTTCTTGTCGTAGGTGTGACCAGTGCCGGAAGGGATCGTTCCAGGCATAGTGGTCGCAAGCAACGGGCTATGACCGCAGTGGAAGAACACCGTTGTTCGATTGAAAGCCTTCTGCGTGATCTCCCACCACCCATACGGGATCGGCTGAAGAACTCCGGTGTCGCTCTTCTGCATGACAATCAAGACATCGCCGTCAGCGATCAGCGACCTGATGTCAGACGATCTGCAAATGCAGGTCTGATGATTGCCTGCAACCTTGACGAAGCTCTGCGAAAAGATCGGCGTCTCCGTGGTCGACTGACCAACGATCTTGCTGACCTGGATCGAGTAGCTACCGATATTGCCGGCTCCAGTCCTCCGCATCCTGGAGACATAGCGGATCTCGATGTCGCCATCCCATTCCGCTGCGTGAAAGAAGAACGGCAACACCCTTGGAATCGAGAACGAAGTCTGAATCGCTCCAGTGGCATTCAAGCCGCATGTAGCAGGGATGATTATGCGCGTGTTGTTGACCGTGCTTGGGGCCTGAATTACCGCGAACCCCATAGCCACCATCACCGGCCGCAAGTTGGCATTTGCAGTTCCTGAGTTTGCCCAAGCGACAGAATCAGTGCGCTCGACTGCCAGCGCGTAGGCCAGATGCCGATCGTCGTTTCCGAAGGCGGCGGTTGCGTCCCAATCGCCGAAGAAGTCAACGTCTCCAGCCTGGAATCGATCGAACTCCTGGAACACGACCTGTGATCCAGAAGTGTCCAATGTCGGGAACCCGATCGACTGGACACTGTTCTGCCTTGAGCCTTGCGCGCCATACAGGCAAGCCTCATTGATGATCGTGTTGATCGTCCAGATGCTGCCGGTGCCACCAGTGACGTTGTAGACGCCTGGAGTGATGATCTTCGATTCTAGGGATCTGGTCGATTGCGACGAAGAGCTCGGCGCCACCCGCAGGCGGCACGGGATGTTGATCCCGCCACCAGTCTGCTCGTGACGAAAAGCGCACCAAAACACCACCTTCCTGACGCCGCTATAACACGATGGCGCGATATATAGCCTGCCACCTTGATCCTGATAGACTGCACTGCCAGCTGCGGTGGCAAAGGTTGGCGTTCCAGAGTCAAGCAACGGGCTCGCCCCGAACGTGTCGGGATTGCTGCCGAGCGTGAACGAGCTGGCGTATCTACGAGCCAAGTGGGCCTCCAGTCACCTGCAGAATCTCAGCCTGATCTTCAGCGGCGCGCACGATCCCGATCGCGCTGTCCTGACCGAGATTGGCGTTCTGAGCCTCACTCAGTGCTGCACTGAGTGAGACCTGATCGCCACCGGAAGGGATCACGCGCACGGTCGCGATTCGGGTCTCTGAGTTGTAGCCCAGCCGCAGGAACCCTTCCGCCAGCTCGGCGCCACCAAGATCGATGCTGTCCAGCGTGGTTGCCACGCCAGCCTGCACGAGCTGCATGTTGACGGTGTAACCAGCCGGTCTAAGGTAGACGTTGGCGATCAGGTAAGTGCTACCAGTGCGCTTGATCGCCACCGCGACCACCTGACCAGCACCGCCGGCAACCAGGTCATACTCGATCTCCACCTGATAGCTCGTGATCGCAGCTGGCTTGAACCACTGCATTAGCCTGGATGCTGGAACAATTCCTGAGTCGATTGGCAGCGAAATCAGGGTCAGCGTGAGGCTGCCCATGAAGGTCTGATAGTCGTCCGTATTGCCCCAGCGGTCCGTGTCTAGGTCGCCATTGAAGTCGTCGTTCGGAAGCGAGTCGCTGCCAAGGAAGGTCGGAATGTCGAACGGAGTGCGGACGTGGACCCCAGCGCCATCAGCGACCACGAGATACTCGACACCACAGTCATCGGTGTATTTGAAGAGGCCGCAGACCGGACCGTCGAAGCGTTCGTCGAGGCCGCGGATGAAGCCCTTGCGCTTCTCGAGGATGTCAGCCTCGTTGATGATCCCATTGATCGACCCGTCCTCCAGCTGCCCACGGCCTGGATCGATCTTGCCGCCGCGCGTGTTGAGACCGGCCCAAGGCTGGCCCTGCTGACGCAGCGGGAACTCCGACCACTTAGTCACTGGCGCAACCCTCTTCGTATCAAACTAACCGCTGACTGAGAACACCCGAAACGCTTGGCTATACTTGCCTGAGTTCCATTTGCTGCTCTTATTGCTGCTCCATCAAACCGTGGCCTTGGACCATTCCCATCACGCACCATTTGTCGTGAGTTTTCTTCGGACGTTCCCCACCTAAGATTTACAAATCTATTATCGACTCGATCGCCGTTCAAATGCATACACACATCGCCATCAATTTTCGGCCTACTGAATGCAATAAGCACGAGTTGATGCACCTTCCACGTCTTCTGTCTTTTATCTTTCCACAAAGCTACGCATGGATAACCCTTCTTATCCAATGCGGGACGCAACGCCTTTACCTTCCCGAACCGTGTCGACAGGATCTTCCCGCCCCGGGTAGCGAAGTATCCTTCCGATCCTGGAATCGGCGCTATTTGGTTTGCGTGCATTAGAACGCCAACAGGCCGCCCAACGAGGCAGCGCGGGTAAGGGGCATCTGATCGCTAACGTTCCCACGGAACACATCAGCAGAGCTTCGAAAGGTGAGGCGCTGGTTGATGAGACGGTTGTTCTTCCGGCGCAGCGACCGGCTCTTCTTCATGTAGATCGCGCCCATGTTGGCCGCGTTCTCGGAGTCGGTGTCGAGGATCAGCGCATGCGCCGCGGCCGCGTAGATCAGAACGTCGATGTCCTGCGGCGGAACGAACGGGATCTCGACGTCAGGCTGGTCCGGCCACAGCTGCCGAGCGTAGTAGGCGACAACGAGGTATGGATCCTCGGTCTGGTTCGGCAGCGTTACCTGCTTGATGATCGGCTTCGGGTAAAGCCGGAACTGCTGGATCTCGTTCGGCCCTGGATCCGTGAAGAAGAAGACCCGTGGCTGCCCGCCGCTCTGAGCGACCCCCTGCACCATGTTATAGAAATCGACGCTGTTCAATTGCGTCAGCGGCCGATTGTTCCAGTTGCCAGGACGGATGTAATCGAGCTCGCCGAAGTTGGCTGGCATCTCATAGGTGTCGATGCCGTCCGTTAGATAGATCCTCTCTTCGCGGTGCATCCAGTCCCAATAGCCTTCCTCGCGGATTATCTCGGCCTCGGCCTCTAGCACGAACTGCAGATAGGTGTCGAACTTGGTGGCCGCACCGGTGGTCGCGTTGTATTTCGCGTCGCCGTCCTTCTCGACGAGCGTGATCACCCGGTTGACAACCCGTGTGTAGGTCATCTGCGACCCAGGAGCCACGCTGAGCGGCCGCCGGATGTCGTTGAAGGTCTCACAGGCGAAGATGCCGCATCGCAGCAGCGACAGGCCTGCGAGCCCGAACGGGCTCACGCCGGCGGGCTGCACGGCCAGGCGACCCGACAAGAACTCGAAGCCCGGACG